GCGAACGTCGCGCGACCGTTTGCCGTCTGTTCGCGCTGCAGCCGCTCCCATTCGGCCCGGACAGCTTTCGCTAGATCCTCAGGGGACTGGCCGGCCGCACCGTAGATGTTGATCGTCACTGGCGCCGACGGTCCGGTAGGCATGGCGGCGCGTGCCGCACTGGATCCGGCACCGGCGGGCATGCCGGTCGCCATCGCCGGCACGGCCGTCCCGACCGCGATCGCCGCAGTCATTCGCCTGGACAAGCTATCGAGGCGGCGCACCGGTTCGCCAGCTCCGCCGTCAATCCCGTTCGACAGCCCCTGCATCATGAACCCGCCGAAGCCAGCGAACACGCGGGAGGGCGAATGAATGCCGAGCTTCGACTTGAACCAGTTCGCGGCCGAGGATGCCGCGCCGACGATCGTCGCCTTGAGCTGGCCGAGCATGCCTGTGATGCCGTTGATCATGCCGGCGATCATGTTGCGGCCGAACTCGCCGAACCGCGCGGGCAGGCTCGCAAACCAGTTGAGCGCGTTCCCGACGATGCCCTGTAAGCCCGCCCATAGGCCGGCGAACCAACCAGTGATCGCACCCCAGTTATTGTAGATCAGGTATGCGGCTGCAGCGAGCAGCGCGATGCCGGCGACGATCGCTAGCGCAATGCCGATGATCGGTAGGAGCGCCATTTCGGTATAGGTCGCGGCTGCGGCGAAGAGGTACATCGGCCCGACAATGCCGGCGAGCGCAATCGCGCCGATACCGAGGACGATGAACAGCGCCGACAGCCCGCCGGCGGTCAATACGATCGCCCGGGTGAGCGCGGGATGACGCTGCGACCAGGCGCTGAGCCGATTGGCGAACGCACCCGCGCGGCCGAGGACGGCGTTGACGGTCGGTAGCAACGTATTGCCGAGCGAGATCGCCAGCGCTGCCGCATTGACCTTCAGCGCCCTGGTCTGTTCGGCCGAGTCCTTCATGCGCTCGGCGAAGTCGGTATCGGTCACGCCGTTCGCCGCCAGCGCGTTTTTGCGAATCTCCCGATATTCCTTCAGGTTCTGAATGATCGGCCGCAAGCCCTGCTGCACCTGGCTATCTTCGAACAGGAAGCCGAGCTTGCCGAGATCCCCGCCGGTCGCCTTCTGCGTCAGCTCCGCGATCGCCTCGAGCGGCGTCTTGCCTTCGGCATACGCCTTCTTCAGCGACTTCGGCAGGTCGATGCCGAATTTCGAGAATGCCTTGATCGTCGCCGGCGACGAAATCTTCTGGATGATGTTGGCGACGTTGGTCGCGGCCGACGCCGAATCGCCCGCGCCCTTGCGGGCGATCTGCAGCGCGGCCGACAGATCCGCGACTGCACCGACGCCGGTCTGGCCGAGCGCCTGGTAGCCGGCGGTGAGCGACGGGAACGCCCCCGCCATGTCCTTTATCTCGAACGCGCCAGCCTTGCCCGCAGCGGCCATGATGTCGATGACCTTGCCGGTCTGCGCGATCGGGACCTTCAGATTGTCGTTCGCCGCGAAAGCTGCGGCCGATAGGTCATCGATCTCTGCTTTGTAGGCGGTCGCCGCGCGGCCGATCGGCTTCATCATCTGCGTAGCCTTGGTCGGATCCAGACCAAAGCCCGACAGCGTATCGACGCCCTTTTGCAGATCCGCCGGCATCTGGTTGGCGGCACGCGCGGCGATCAGCAGGCTCGCACCCATCTTGTCGGCCTGCGCCCTCGTCAGGTTCGCCTTTTGGGCGATGTCGGTCATGCCCGATTGGAATTCCTGCGCCTGCTCGATACCGCTCAAGATCGGCCGCGCCATGACCATACCGGTTGCGAGCGATGCCGCGCCGCCCGCCGCCATGCCCGTCGCCACGCCCTGGCCCCGCGTGAAGCGATCCCGCGCCGCACCGAACCGGCGCTGGCGATCGGATCCGACTTGAAGCCGGCGTTCCTGCTCCTGCAGCTCGCGGTTCGTCTCGATCGCCGCGGTGCGCAGCCGGCGCTGGTGTCCCGCCAGGTCGTTGACGTCGACCCCGGCGGTATGCAGCCGCAGGGACAGTTCCTGCAGCTCGCGCGAGTCCGCCTGGTGCTGGCTGGTGAGCTGCTGCTCTTCGCGCTTCGCCTTCTCGAACTCGCGCGTCATGGCGCGGGTCGGGTTCTCGGTTGCCTGTATTTTCTGCGTGAGCTGGCCGACGCGCGTCTGCGCCGCCTGCATCGCCTGCTCGGTGGATTTCAAACCTGCCCGCAATTCACGGAAGCCACCGACGTCTGCCTGAGCGCGCTCGATCTCTTTCAGCCGGTCGCGGGTGCCGCGTAGCGCCTGTGCGGCGCGCGAAGATCCATTGGCGATATCGCGCAAGGGGCGGGTGACTTTGTCCCCCGCCTCGAGCAGCATACGGATACGAAGGTTGCGATCGGCCATGCGCTAGTTCTCCGGATTATGGCGCTTGGCCGCTTTGGTCCGCCAGCTCATCAGCTCGGCAATCGTCATCGGATCCATGACGGCTGGGGACCAGTGGAAGACGAGGGCGATATCCGCCATCGCCTCTCCTACGTGGTTGGGGATGCCGTTTCCTTCGCGGACTTCGGCAGCAAAAAATCCATGACCTCGCCGCCGAGCTGCATGAAGTCGGCCGGGTCGAGCTGGGCGATATCGCGCTTTTCGAGGGGCGGGATCGTGATACGGGGAAGCAGGGTTTCCAGCGCGCCGTAGTCGAGCTGCGACAGGGCCATCATGGTGAGGCCGCGCAGCTCGCCCGAGGCAGGCTTGCGGACCTGGACGGTCTCGACTTTGAGATCGCCGATCATCAAGGGGACGTCGAGGGTGATGGTACGCAAGCTGCTCGAGCCGCTCAGATTGGCTTTGTCGTTCATGGTATCGGTCCTTCAGGCAACGATGCGGCGCTTCGGCCGTAGGGAATGGCCTGGTGGCGGGGACGTCACGCGGACGCCCCCGCGCATCAGTAGTCGAGGGCGCTGCGGATGGCCGCGCGACGGTCGATCCCGCCGACGATCAGAATGCTGTTCAGCACGTCCGCCTCGATCACGGTCACGCCGTTCCAGGTGAGCTTGTAATAGACGAGCGCGGTCTTCACCTTGAACTCGCCGCCCTCACCGGGCTTGGCCTCGCCCATGTCGATCTCTTCGTGACGGCCACGAATGACGACCTCGACGCGATCGACGTCGCTATCGTCATCCTTCTGCCAGGCACCGACGAAGCGGAGCTGGATGCCGGCAATGTCCGTTTCGCCATACTGCGCCAGGATGTCGAGCATGGGGCCGCCGAGCGCCCACTCCATCTCCATCGCCTCGCCGCCCATGTCGATCTTGACGGGCGCGTCCATCCCCGCGCCCTTCCATTCCTCGAACTTGCGCGTCAGCTTCGGCAGGGTGACGCTGCCGACCTCGCCCATGTAGCGCAGGCCGTCATTGTAGAGCCGAAGGTCTTTCAGTTTGCGGGGCAGGCCCATGGTGTTTCCTTTCGAGGATCAGTGACTGCCCGACGCGATCCAGACCGCGTAGAACAGGAGGGTAAGGACGGCGCAGCCGAGGATCGGTGCGGCGACGACGATCAGCGGCACGGCCCACCAGGGCACGATGCCAAAGACCCAGAGCAGCCCGGCGACGATGACGCCGAACAGTGCCAGGCAGATCAGGACGCGATTGGGGATCATCATGATCAGGCGTTCGCGACTAGCTGGCCGAAGTCGGCCGCATATTCGTCGGTGATCTGCTGCTCGAGGCCGAGGTATTCCAAGGGCGGAACCGGCGTGTAGCGATAGCTGATCGTCAGCTTGCCGGCGGTGAGCTGGCCCGAGGGGTTCTTTGCCGGATCGAACGTCGCTTCCGCGCCAAGGACGAAACCGCCCTGCTTCAGCTTGCGGAATGCGGCGTTGATCTGCTCGACGATATCGCGCGCCAGGCTCGGCAAGAGCGGCTTGTCCATCGCCCAGATCATGCCGGCGACGATCGAGTCCGCCAGCACCTGAGCCGTGCGCGTAGCGCTCTCGAAGCTGAAGTCGCTATCGACCGGGGCGCAAGTGCGGTTGCCCCAGAACCGCAGCTCGCCGTTGATCCGGACCAGCGTCGTGACGCCGGCCGCGTTCAGGACATTGGCGTCGGCATCCTCGTCCTGCAGGTCGAACTGAATATCCTTCGTCAGCCCGGTCACGCCCACGACGGGGACATTCGACAGCGTCTTGTGGAAACCCTGCGTCTGGTCGATCTGCGCGCGCAGGCCGAGCGCGCTGGCAACCGCGGAACTCGGCACGTTGGCACCGTCCGCACCGTAAGGGGCGGTGAAGTCGGGCCAGATGAGCATCAGCTCGCGCTGGGCGAAACCGGCGCGGTAGGTGACGACGGCAGCGCGATCGGCACCGATCGCCTTTGCGTAGGCCATGCCGCGTAGTCGCTTGGCGGCGCTGGCGAGCGCGACCGCGACCGGCTTGGTATCAAGCCCTGGTGCACCGATGATGCGCGGGCGGTACCGCACCTGAGCCTCAGCCGCGAGCAGCGCCTGCATGCCGGTCTTCGCGCCGTTCACGTCCGCGCCGATGACAGCCGCGTCGGTGTCGGCAGCGTTCGCGCCAGGCGCAACCCGGACGATCACGACCGGCGCGCGCACCTGGTCGGCGATCGCCTGCAGAGATGCCTTCATGGTGCCGGTGTTGCCGGCCGCGGCGATCGCGTCCGCGATCGTCAGTGCCGAAGTCGGAGCGCCGACCAGGACCGGTACGTTGAGCGGGAAGACTGCGGCGCTGGCGTCAGGTGCGGTTACGACCACACCGATGCACGCGGTTGCTTCGATCGCGATCCGGTCGGCTGCGGCCGACGATTCGGTGACGCGGATACCGTGGAGAAAACTCATGAAACTGTCCTTTCAGGCGGCGAGCGCGGATTTGGCGCGAACGGGGATGGTGAGATCGAGGGCGGCGATCGAGGCGGCGACGTCGACACGACGGCCGACGATGCGCAGCACGAAGGAACCCGGCGCATCGCCGGCAGCGAGGGCAATGCTCGAGATTCGCGCGCGCTTTTCCTGCCGCATGATCGCGAGGGCGGTCGCAGCGAACACGCGGATCCGGCCGAGGTCGTTCATCGGCTGGTCGAACAGCTCAGGAAGCTCGCTGCCATAGTCGCGCCGTGCCAGGCGCGTGCCGAGCGGCGTGCCGAGAATATCCTCGACCGACTGGCGAATATGATCGGCACCGCCGAGCGGCTTGCCGGTGCGGCGGTCCATGCCGTTCATCGCTGTGGCCTTGCCGGCGGGGGCACGTTCGCTCCACGCGGAGGCGGTGGTGAGAGCGGCCCCGAACGTGGCTTATATCCACGTCCCCCGGTCGGCGAGGCGCCGTCAGTAATGATGCAGGCTGCGATTATGATCGCCGCCGCCAGAATGAGCGCCGCTTCCGTCATCGTGGCGGCCCCGAGAAGGCACCGCCCACCTGGACGCCGGTGTGCGTGTGCGTCTTGAGGCTCTTGCCCGCAGCAACGACGTCGTCAGCTGCCGTAATCTTGCCCGTCGAGCGAATGTCGCCGTCGACGGTCATGTCGCCCTTGAACTGTAGACCGCCATCGGCATCGATCCGCACGGTCGCGCCGGTCGGCAGGATTGCGATCAGAGCGTGCGATACCGGGTTGTAGCCAATGACGGCTCCGTCCGGATACTCGACGAGCATTGATTCATCGCTTGCCGGTTGCGGGTGAGTATTGCTCGATATGCTTCCGATGATGATCGCGCGCGTCGCATCTGCCTCAGGGGCGATGACAAACACCTGTTCTCCAACGGTCGGGGGCGACCAGGTGCGCGTTGCGCCCGCGCGGCTTGCTAGCCAGGGGATATCGCCGGTCGTGAGTTCGTCGGCGAACTGGACGCGCGCGGTGCCAGCAGCGAGATCGACGGACACAACGGTGCCCTCGCGTGCAAGGTCGCCAATCAGGCGCTGAATATCGGCAGGATCGGCCATCCGCCAACCATGAATACGGAAACCAGACCATGTCGCGTATCCGGTCTTGTAGAGACGCTCTCTACAAGACCCGGTCATTTGAGTTCCCTAGCCAGAAACGATCGTGGACTGAGCCAACGGCAAACCTACCGAGGTAAGCCTAATCGGATCATGTGACGGTCATTAACCGAGACATTGATTTCGCTCAGCTTGATCGGGCTATTCCCCCGCTAAGGCGGGTCAGCTAGTTTACCCTTTGTATCGGCACTTTAAGTGCAAGGAATACACAGGGGGCTCAATGCAAACGTACGGAATGAACCGTCGCACCTTATTGGTGGGCGGACTGATAAGTTCGACTTCATTGCTAGCGGCGTGTGGCGGCGGATCGGGGGCAGGACCATCCGAGCCAATAGCGGTCATACCGGGACCTACGCCGTCACCAGCACCGACGCCGACGCCGCCACCCGCAATCTCGGCGGGTGACGCGATCAAACAACGCTTACGGGCGGCAGCAAATAGCGTTCAGCCCGTCACGCTGTTTGGTGATGGCGCGACGATCGTCGTATCGCTCTCGTCTGCCGATACGTCCCCAATCCAGGGGCGACGTCTAGTACCCTGGAACGATCCGGCTATCCGTTATGTGGGCCGGGTTCAACAGACCCGAGACGCGTTTCCGTACAATCTCACTGGAACAAACAGAGCAGTGAATTACGGAGCCGGCGGTATCTTCAGCAATAAATATTTTGCAGAATTCCAAACGGACGCTCGGGTTTTCGAGATCGTGTATGTTGGTACCGGTCAACCCTCTGAAAATCGCGTCCTTGTAAATGGGCGATATGTCCAGTTCGAGGCGGTTCGCGGAGGTACGGACGGCAATACCTATGTCTCTCGGGTTACACTTTCGTCGAGCGAATTAAGGAATATTCGTGTCGAGACGATCGCCGCCAATCTTTATGGCATATACGTCGGCGCGTCTGATCGTGTGATAGCTCCAGAATCTTCCACGACAGCTCCCGTCAGAGGGCTGATCATTGGTGATAGCTATACCGAAGGCGCTTCGGGGATTGCCGGCGTCAGCGAATTCGAAGTTTATGCCGCGCAAACGGCACGGTCACTAGGCTGGCGGGATTTCTATCAGTCTGGCGTCGGTGCGACTGGCTATCTTGCAACGAGGAACGGCTCGCTGAAGTTTCGCGACCGCTTGAGCACAGACGTCTTTCCATTCCAGCCCGAAGTTGTTGTTGTGGCAGGCGGCTTGAACGACCCCTTTGAAGGCCTGCAATCTGAAGCAGCGGCGACATTTGACGCGATCCGAGCGGGTCTACCTGATACGCCAATATTCGTTGTAGGTCCCTGGACCCCATTCGGCGATCAAAGTTCGAAGGCTGCCGCCATACGAGCAGCCGTGGGTTCACGCGGAAACTTCTACTATGTCGATAACGCTGATTGGCTGACCGGAGGCGGATCTGTGGGACGACCAACCGGGCAGGGCAACGGCGATACTTGGGTGGGTGCCGATGGGACGCACCTAACGCAAATTGGGCATGACGGGACCAGTATGCGTCTCGTGAGCGCCATCAAAACCGTTTACGCGAGCTGGTAATTAGACGGAATGGCTGGGCGTCGCCCTACTGGGACGACGTCCAGCTACTCACTGCCGCCACCAAATTCTCTCAAATCTTTCGGACGATCTCTACGGCACGCGCAACGCCAGCTGAAATTGCGCGAAGGGCCGTTGCATTGAGGTGCGGATCCGAGCCGTACAGGCTTCGCGGAAAGACGCCGGCGGCAAGATCGGATTGGTCAGCGGCAAAGCCTGCGTTTGCAGGATCCCCGATCGCCAGCGGCGCAAGGCTGGGTAACGGGTCAAAGACGTGAACGGCGCCGAACCGCTGCGCGATGCGACGGTACAGCACGTCCATATCGCTGTTCTCGCCCGTCCTCGGACCACTCAGATCCGTTCCACGAGCTGCACCGATCTGACCAGAGCGGACATACAGGAAACGCTGGTGACCGATCTTCGCGACAACATCAGCAAATTTGTTGAACTCGTCGTCGGTCTGTCCCCCGCTATGACCGTTCGGTGAGCCATCATACCAGATGAACGTATGCCGACCCAACTCAGCCAACGTGGCCGCATCTGTGACTCGCGCGTACTGCTCGGCAAAGCTCGACCCTCCAACGCCAGTGCAGGCGATCGGATAACCCAGATCCGCCAGGTGCAGTGCAATTCCAAAAATGGCCAAACTGGAATAGCTGTCGCCATCGATCCAAAGCCGGCGCGTATCGATCGCGCCTGCGCCAGCCGTGCGCCGCTTCATCCAGCTGAGCGTTTCCAGACCGTCGAAAACGCGAAAGCCTGTGACGTACGATCGGTTGACGCGTAGCCGCGAAAATCCCGCGCCGATCGTCGCGTCGATTTGGGCACCGGTTCCAGCCATCGCGGCGACGGTTGCAGTCGTCGAGCGGCCCGCAACGATCCGCGGAGCACTGCCATCAGCAACAACACCAAGATTGATGTCAGCGATGAAACCCGGCTGCGCCACTCCATCTATCTGGTGTACGCAGTGCACTTCGCCGTTCGTGCGCAACTCGATCGTCAGCCTGTCGGTATCGCTTCCTGCATCGAGCTGCGCCAAAATAACGGTCGCCGACGGACGCGCAGGGATGGCGGTTTCCAACTCGATCATCAGCGGCCCGATCGGCCAGTCAGCAGCGGGGGCGACCGGAACAAGCGACAGGTTCTTGAGGTAAACCTTGGCGTTAGTAGAGACCCCAAAAGCGCCCACGTAGAGCGTGCTGGCATAGCCAACCGAGCCCGTCACGCTCACGAGATGGTCCGCGCTGCCCGCAAGCGACGACGACTGCCCCGCGCCGAAGCTGCGCGAATAGTCGCCGGTGGCGAGTGAAAGCCCGCCTCCGTTCGCAGTACGGCCGATAGCGGACAGCCGATATGCCCGCCCTGGCTGTACGCGGAAGCTCCGTGACGCGGCCTGCACCGCATTGGCGCCGGCCGTGCTGATCGTGAGATACCCGCCATCGGTTCCGACCACTGCGTCACCAGCGGCCGATGAGAATCCCTGGACATTGCCGGTGAAGTCGAGCGCCGGAATTACACTGACCGCAGTCGGCGAGACGTAATCGCGCGCAACAAGCATCGTACCGGACATGGTTGCCCCCATCGCCGCCAGCATGTCCGCCTCGGTAGCGTAGAGATCGCCACGCCATGAAAACGTACCAGCCACCGCCGTCAAATACGGCTTGGCACCGGTATCGGAGGTTGGGCCGAGTAACGCTGCCTCGTAGGCCGGGATAAGGGACAGCGACGTAACTAGTCCTGATGCGCCAAGATCGTTGACCAGATCGACCTTGGTTTGATCGACTAGGTTACTCCGGATCGTCGTCCGCTCGACGTCGCCATGCAATATGATCTGATCAGCGCCAGCTCCGGTCGGTAATGTCAGTACCGCGGCGTCGGCCGCTCGCGTCGCCCCTGCCCCAAGGATTGGCGACGTCGGGGAACTTCCTTGCTCGATTTGCTCGTGATAAAGCGTGAGGAACGTTTGACCTACGGCAAGACTAGCTGAAGCGCCGGTAGAGGTTGCATTGTAGAAACTGATCGATGCGCCTGCAGTGGGTGAACCCGATACGGGAATGACGAAAAACACGCGAACGAGACCATTGGCAAGTTGCACCGCCCCCCCCGATACACCGTTGATGCCGGCACCAAAGCCTGCACGCGGCGTAACCGTCGGAGGCGATTGCGACAGGTCAATGTCCCAGAGTAGCTGTCCGAGTGGGAAACCGCTCGCAGCGGCGTTGCTCGCAGCCTGAAAGAAAGATCGTGAGGAGGTCCCCTTGGCGATGACGTAGGAGACCACCCAGGAACCTGCCGTCAGTATCGGCAATTTCTTAGCCACGTTGTCGGCGCTAGCATGCGCGGATACGAAACGAGTGCCGGTCATGACCCCGGCCGCGTCAGCAGCGGGGATTGCACCGGGCGTTCGCGTCATCGGGTATCCGGCTGGGCTGTTCTGCCAACCGGTAAATTCCGACGGCGCAGGCGATACGTTCGTGGCAGCTGCCTCGATCATCGCGCCGCGATCGGTAACGCGCAGCATGTTCGCAGGCGTGAGGACAAATACCCCTGCGGCGGTTCGCGAGTATGCAGTGGTGGGCCGGGTAAGGGTGAAGGATGGTAACTTCGCGAGCGCGGCGTAGTTGCGCCCTGCATAGCGGTAGAGGCTGGCGACAAAGTCTAGCAGCACCGAGCGTTTTGCCGCTACCAGACCACCGCTAAGGCCTGGCAATCCGGCCCCCGGAGCGATGCTCAATGCTGCCTGCAAAGATGCAGTCGCATTCACAGCATCCGCGAATGGTTCGACTATGTCTCTCGCCTGCTGAACAGACGGCGCGCATGCTGCAGCCGCGATCGGCGCTAGCGGACTACGCTTGGTAACATCGCCGTCGAGGACGACGACAGTTTCGGCGCCGGTCGGAGCCTGCAGCAGCGGAAGGGTAGAGATTCTAGCCACGATTAATATCCCCAGGCGCGCCAGCGGAAACCGCCGACTTCGGTAAGGTTGTTGGTGTGATTCTGGGCGAACAGATCCGCGCGGCTAGGAGACAGCCCGACCTCCTGGATTGAAGTCAGTCCCTCGACCGTCTGGTTGACGTTTCGCGTCATTGTCGCGATGCCGAAGCACGCGTTCGGGAACGGCGGATCGAACTGGAGCGAGAACGGCCCCTCGGTCGCGCGCGCTGGCGACACACCCCAGATCTCGACAAAGCCATCGGGCGATACACGCCGACCGTTTTCGGTAAAGGTGGCCGTACCAGCGCCGCGGAGTGCGGCGGGTGTCACGGCCACATCGGTGCGCGTACCAGAACGAACATCGGCAGCGGTTGCGCCATCAACAGTGAAGGTCCGATTGGCAGTGAGATCACCGCCGCCCTTCACCAGGCCTGAGCCGTAGACCGTTCGTGACATGATACCGTCGAGCGCTTGTCCAACCGCGGCGAGTGCGTCCGCGATCATCGCCTTGACGATCGCGCCGGTGGTTACGCGGACTGGATCGCTAGCATTCGCCTCCTCCAACGTCGCCAACTCCACTACGCCTTTGCGCTCGGTGGACGCGGGTGGATTGAGGAAGTTCGTGCTGCCGAACGTGATCTGATCGACGCCAGCGGCGGGAAAAGCGATATCGATCGCGAGCGCCAGCATCGAGCCAATCGACTTTTCAGCAATCCTCGTTGTTTGGCTATAAGCCGCGAACAATGTGCCGTCGGTGAGGAACAGACCGAAACCGCGCACCGAGTACGTGATCTCCGCGTCGTCGGTCACTGTCATGTGAACGATATTCTGCGCTTCGACTGAGCCCGAGACGGTCGACAGCCGGCGGAACTCACCGGGCAGCGCAGTAAGGGACGGAGCTGCGACGAACTCGGCGTCGGTCAAACCAACGCGAGCAATCGTCAGATCGATATCGTCACCGGCCTGCGCCGAGGTGAACCGGCCGAGGCCGGTGGTAGTCATCACAAGTTTCAAAGCGCTCATGGCCGGGTATCCAGAAAGGACCCATCGCCAGCCTCGATCGGTTCGCCGTCTTCGGTCTGTAGATAGGCCGCCCAGTCGGGCGATGTGTCGATGATCATGTCGGCATCGGTGCGGGTGTAGGCGGTCGCGCGGATTACGCCCTCGATCCCGATCGCTCCCGCCACTGCGATCTCCTGCACCAGACGCAGATGCTCGCGCAGCGGCTTCACGCGCGAAACCTCACGGATGATCGCATCGGCGAAGGCTGCGCTAGCACGACGGCCACCTGGGGCGGTGCCATCGGCGAGTACCATCGGCACGCGAATGTCAAAGGTATGGGCGGGACGGCGCGGCATGGCCTCGTGCCATTCGACGAGCTGCGCGAGCTGATCGAACCGGCCAAGCACCATTTCAACCGAGGTGCGAGTGCCTTTGCGGCGGTGCAACTCGATCGAGCCGGCGACCGCCGCGCGCTTGTCTGCGTCGGTCCAGTCCGCATCCCATGTGTCGACGGAAAGCCCCCAGGCCAGCCACGGCAGCAGTTCGGCAGGGCACGTCATCGGATCGTCGATATCGGCCGACACCGGCACGTCGACGATGCGCGCGGCACCAGCCTCGAGCGCCCGCTCGAGCGAGGTCGCGTTTGGCGGTAGGAGGCTATTCGTCATAGCCGGCATGCTGGACGTCGACGCTGGTGCAGATTGCGGCCTGGGTAAGATCGCAAACGATCGGCGCGGTCGGCGTGACCAGCTCGACGCGCTGGACGCCCTCGACCGTCAGCGCCGCGTACAGCCCCGACAGGGTGATATCGCGACCTAGCTTGCGCGAGTCAGCGAGGTAGCGTGCCAGCGTGGTTTTAGCCGAAACGAGGATCAACGAGGGGTCGGGACCGGCGAACGTCCAGATCCGCGCGACGATGGCGAAGGGGCGCTGCGTTGCGGACGCGACCGACACCAGATCGCCTAGCGGCCGGATCGACTTGTCGGTGACGATCGCGCGCACCAGGTCGAGCAGCGCGGTCGAGGCGGTGCCATCGCCTTCAGCAGACAAGACGGACACCAGCACTTCGCCAGGTGCCGTCGACGTCGCGCTGGCATCCAACACCAGGCCACTCGCATCCTTGGCGTGCTTCACATAGGCGAGTTCGGGACCGGCGACCGAGAAACCCTCAGGTCCAAGGACGATGCGGGCGCGGAAGCTGTCGTCTGTTTCGTAGATCGCTGTCGCGCCAGTGGCGGTATTTGCCGGCGTAACGATCAGCCGCGCAACGCCGATTGATGCCCCCAGATGATCGAGTGTCGAACCAGTGGCATAGGCGACCAGGCGCTGTTGCAATCGCTCGTTAAAGTCCTGCCGCAACAGCAGCTCGTCATAGGCAGCGACTTGCAACACCTTGACGGCCGGATCGCTATCGATCGTCGCGTCGAAGGTCGGCAGCAGCGCTTGGACGCGCGCCACCTTGCGCTGGAAGATCGTCTCATAGTCCAGCTGCTCGACGATCGTCGGGGGATCGAAGCGCGACAGGTCGACGGTAGTAGGGCTGGAAGTTGCGGCCATGAGGCCATGTCGTCGGCACTAGGGTCGAATGGCTACTAGCCGGTCTTGTAGAGACGCTCTCTACAAGACCCGCATGCTACGACACCGGCATGTTCGAGATCGAGAGGTAAGCGAGCGGACCGGTTCCACAGGCTGATTGCGCAAAACCGACATGGCCTCATGCCGAAGCAGCAGGCGGTTTCAACCATCGAGGACACCAGAGTTGCCGTGCCGCCCCCAGCAGTCGGATATCTCCCAAGTCTTTCGCTCTCGTCACGAGCAGGTTAGCTTGTCATAGAGCCTTAGGATGGAGACCGCGCAATGCCTTACTATAAGTTCCTTCATGCTAGAGATGTGTGCCACGTGATGAGCGGATCAATTCGGCTTGGAAACTTGCAATATTATCGTCTCTTAGAGATTTTGACTCAAAATGATTTTATTGGAGATATTCGAGAGGGGCAGCGCGATCACCCTTTTGAGGATTCTTTAGATGGTCCTATTAAAATGATGAATTGCACGGGGGTTTCACAAGCTACGGGCTTCGCATTTTGTTATTCTGAGGGGCCGTACGATAAATTGAACGCCGAGTTCAGCAAGGCACGCCCCGGCGTAGAGGCTTATGACAGCTGCATTGAGATAATGGACCCGCACGATCTCACGCACGCCCTCATGATCGGAGAGTGCAACGGGAAGTACGCCGGAAAAGCGCTCTCCGACCTGGGGGATGTCGAGAATAGGCGCGTCGAGTATTATGATGATCGTCAAATAAAGCCGGGAGAAAAGGTTGCTAATGCTAACGGTTTTCAGAAAGATATAAAATATATTGACCAAGCAGAATGTCGAATTCTGCTGGGACTTCACGCTCGTGAGGACTATATCGGTGTCCAGGTAGCCGGGGCCGAGGCTTTATTTCGCATTGTTCACGTCGGTGATCCGGCCCGCGGGACCGGGACAGTGAGCGCTGATGGCGCATGGTCTGACATGCGTGCGTGTCTAACGGAGGCATCTAAAGATGCCGCGACTAACCCAAGATTTGACAATACAGGTAAATGGTCAGCACGCGAAGAAGAGTTCGCAAAATGGGACGATTGGTTTATTCGGCAAGTCAATGCTCGTTGGCGCGACAGACTATATTCCGCTTATGCACTTACTAGAAATGAGCGACCATGCGATCGACTCGATCGATGGATCATAAACGGACAGAACGGTAATCAAGTTTATCGCGATTTTGTCGCCTATGAGGCCAGAGACCAAGGTTTATTTTTTGATCAGCCAGAGTGACTAACAGCGTTCCGTCGATCAACACACGTATGGCATAGACTATTCCCTATGTCAGAACGTGCTCGATGAGCATGTCGAGGGCCCGGGACTGTTCGGCTTGCGTCAGCCCCAACAAACCGCGCTGGGCATAGCGAACCGCGCGGCCCTTAAGCGCGGGCTTATCGGGAAGGCCTTCCTGGTGGACGCGTGCGATCTCTGCCGCTCGCCCTGAGAAACCGATCCACGCTTCGAGGTCCGTTGCACCGGCGCGAAGGTTCCGGCCGTTGCGCAGCTTGCGAAACATTGCCTTCTGCCGGATCGTGCCCTTGCGGCGAAGCTTGCCCGCGCCGGCATTCTGTTCTGACGCCTCGACGGGGAGATACTTAGCGACCTTGTCGTAGAAAAAACTGCGGATCCCGCCCGCCTCGATATCGAAGCCGGTCATCATCGGGCCGTCATGTACCCAGCTTTTCATGAACACGGCGCGCGGGTTGGGGTCGCCCTTAGGGTAGAGGAACTTCACGGCATAGTTACCGGGTTTCAGCTCGGGCCGCTTGCGGCGCGCGGCGAACGCCCCGCCCTCTGGATCCTTCTGCCGGCCAATACGATCCGACTGGCTCTTCTGAATGCCGCGCGCCATTTTGCGCAGGAGCGACCGCCGCTCGGCGCTGCCGAGCTGGCGCAACAAAGCCCCTGCCAACGTCTGGATCTCGGCGAAGTCGTCGCTCATGCTTCGGGCACTATCGTCATAGTACCGCCCGTCGTGTCGTCTAAAACTCCGCGCCATGGCGAGGCGGCAGAGACGCCGTCAAAGGCATCGGCGCGGCTTGGTTCGTCGAGGTGCTTCGGCAAGAGCTTTCTGCCATCGCGATCGACCCGCACTCGCTCAGTCAGCTCAAGGTCGATCGAAACGTCAGCGCAATCTCCGTCGAGAATCTCGGACTCGAAGCTAAAGGGCTCCTGCTCGCCGCGCTCAAGTAGATCAGGCTGATACTCGGCGATCCACGCCAACAGCGGTACGAACAGCGTATCCATGTCGCCGGCATATTCCTGGACGACAATATTGAGGGTGTAGCGATATTCGAAACTGAGCGACTTTGTGAGGCGTGCGGCGACACGCCCCTTGTCTATGAACATCGAAAGCGTTTCAGGCGCGGCACCAATCGAAGGCACTGCTGCCAAAAGCATCGATCGCAAGATGGAGGGCTTCTTCATCGTCAGATCCTAATCGCAGCGGATGGCGATCGTCGCGACCAGGCGCGCGCCTGCTGCCGTTACGATAGTCGAAGAAAAGCGGGAGACCGTGCGGGGCAGGCCACCTTCCAGCCAGCAAAACACCTGGCTCGCGTCGTGGCCGTCAGTTGTCATTTCCACCGAGCCGCTCAGCTTTTCCAGCGTCGACGACACTATCGTATCACCGCCTGCCAAATCATCAGTCCAGTCGATGCGATGCCGCGCGCGTTCGCCGACTGGTTTAGACGGCCATGCGAGATCGCCCATTGTATTACTCCTGATGTATGCAACGCGGGTTCGGCCGGTGACCGCTGCGAGGCGGTATCTGACCAATACCTTCGTGACGCGGTCGGTTGGGTGTGGGCTTGATGATCGGCCGGCAACGGACGCTGCTGAGTCAGTGCCGATCGGTGCGAGTTTGCTGCCTCCGAGTGCCGTGATCCGTAGCTCTGTCGTCGACGATGATCCGAAGGCATTGAGAGTAGACGTACCGATCGCTTTAAGAGGCATGGTCGCCGAGCCAATGGTCGTAATAGCGGCGATCGTCGTGGCGCTTGCTCCGCGCACTAGTCCGACGGCCCCACTGTTTGATGCGATCGTGCCTATAGAAATGGAGGCGTTTCCAGCGATCGGGACCGAACTGACCGAGATTGTCGATATGGGTCCGAGCGCACACGTCGCAGACGCGCTCGTTAGGGACCGTTGGCTAATTTCTGAGCTGCCGAAAATCTCGCCGATCGTTGTGTTCGCAAACCCGCGAACGTCTGCGCGCGCCGCTGACACCGTACCGACCGGGCCGAAGGTAGAGGACACTGCGCCTGCGCCCTGCAGTAAGCCGGTCGCGCTACTGGTAATATCCCCGAGCGGTATCGTGCCGACCGCCAGGTTAGGCAGCGTGCCCGTACCGCTGGCGGTTATCGACTGAAGCGGCGCTGCGCCCGCCCCGGCCGCCGGGATACCCCCAACGCCCGCCGAGACGATGGCACTGAGCGACACCGCCAGGGTGCCCACAATAGCGAGCGCTGCTGCCGCGGATGAACCGAATGCGTCTAGAACCGATGAGGTTGACCCGACGACCTGCCCGCTAGGCGCCGCTTTACCATCGGAACTTGCGAGCGGTGCTTTGCCAAGCGGCAGCGAACCGAGCATCAGGCTGCCGGAGTGCCGAGGTTACGCACATCCCAAAAGAACGGTACGCCTGCGCTAGCGAATACGACGCGCGCACCGTTGGTTGACCCGTCGGTTCTAACCTTCAGCCGGACAGTGACCGTACCAGCCGCGCTGACGTCTGCGGCCTTGACGACATACCGCAGCGCGGCCGACTGACCGAAGAAGCTACCCGAGCGGATGGTCCACGAACCAATAGTGGTAGAGCTCCCCACCGCGCCAGCGGCCCAGTTCGTTTCCGTGGTGCCGTTCAGCAACGCAAAATTCCACTCGATAGTGCCCCTGTCCGTCGCCCCGTCACCGGCTTGGCCGTTGATGCCAACGTCAAGGACGTCACCAGCCTTGGCGCGGACTGTCAAATCAATGCCCGTGTCGAAATTGCCGAACGTATTGCCGGCCGGAGCCGTGACGTTCCCCGCCGTTCGGGACGCGGCCATGTAAATCAGCCCAAGATCGCGGGCAGTAACCGTAAGAAAAACGGCTGCGGTACCGTCAAGATTGAGCAACGCCCCAGTCGACGACGACACAAGGCTGCGTGTCAGGGTGTTTGCACTGGCATCATAAACGCCCCTGCCAATCTCCCATGCCACTCCCTGTTCAATAGCATAGGAGACGCTTTCCCCAGTCACTACGCCACCAGCCGCGAAAGCCTGAAACCCCGCAGCAGGGGCCCCGAGCGCAAGCGTCCCGGCCCCTGTGGTGGCGGTCGCTACCTTTACGCGATCATGAAACGCCATATCTCATCAATCCTTGAAATACCGGCTTGGATCGCGCCTCGTAAGCGCGTTCCAAGCGGCTTCAGCCATAATGCGGAGGAACATCATCACGCGTTCGGCGCCGTGAGGGTGTAGGTGTCGATCGAGAATTTCTGACCGGCCGCGAAGTTGGCGTTATCGACCGTCATGTCCCCGCCACCGCCGGTCGCGGTCACCGTGCCCTGGAGGTGGCAGGTCGTGCCGTCGGCTGCGTAGATCCGGTAATGGCCGACCGTGCCGCTCGCATCGGCGCTGTCATCGCCCCAGGTGCCGAGCTTGGCCTTCACGCCACCGGCAGCAGCAGCCATCCAGTCGGCCGGAAGTGCGACGGTCGCGAGGGGCGTGCCGGTGTTGGCGGCGGACGGGCTCGCAGGTGCCGCGCCACTGCGCATCATGAGAATCGGACTGGCGCCGATCGCAGTCTCGATCGCATCGAGCAGGGCATTACGGACGGCGGTAGAAAGCTGGACGGTCATGGTTTTCCTCGTCTTATTTGGCGCGACTGCGACTGAAACAGCGGCACTTGGCGTCGGCAGTTATTTCGCGGGGCAAGTCCCGGTGGCATGCCAGTTGACCAGGCGGTCGGCGCGATCGGCATTGCCGGCAAAGGCGCGCGCCAGCCGGATGATGCCGGCGCGGATCTTCGTCGGGATCTGCGCGATCAATGACGGATCCTCGGGCAATCCTTCCGGACGATCGGCGCACTTGAGCAGCTCGGCCGGGGGCGTGTCCTTCACCTTGACGACGATCGGCGGAGGGGCGAGCGCGGGCGGGGCTTCAGCGTGCCGCGCGCAGGCCGGCAACGCCGTTAACAGCGCGAAACCAATCGCGATCGACAAGGTTCGTCCGTTCAGCTTGCGCATCTGCCATCTCCATTCGTTGTGCGGCCGAGCTTGCTGCCTCAGCGGCAGCGCGCGCGGCGCGGGTGTCGTCGTTCTGTCGGGCGTCGTGATCAGCCATTGCCTGGGCGAGTGTCGCCGCGGTGAGCTGCGTGCTGTCGGCCTTGAACTTGACCAGGTTTGCGACCGTGGCGGCGCAAGCATCGCCTCGCGCCAGCTTGCCGACAGCGGCAAAGCCGGTGCCGGATCCGGCACAAATGACCTGGGCGGTATGCTGCAAGTCGTCGCGATCGGCGCGCGCCTGGTTCGCCTCGACATACTGCCATGCGCCGACGGCTGCGACGACGACGAGAACGACGAACGCCATCTCGCCGCGTAGCTTGTCGAACAGGGTCTTCATTTCGGCTCCTTTCCGGTGAGCATCATTGCCTCGAGGCGTTCGGCGCGCGCGCCGACCTGGTCGTGCCATTTCGACGCCTTCATGCCGGCGACTGCGCCGGCCCAATCCTCGCGCTGGATCTTCGGCAGGGTGCCGTAAAAACCGAGCAGGCCGGCACCGGAGATCTTGCGGTTGGCATCGGGCGCGCGGCCGATCCCCATGTTAAAGCACATGTTGAGCAGCACGCGCTGGCGCACGCCGTTGAGCTTCCGCCACCACGGCAACTTCGCGTCGAGGTCGCGCTCGCTACGGGCGATGTCGTTGGCGAACAGCGCGTCGGACTGCGCTTGGCTGATACCGCGCGCGATGCAGCTAGCGACCGTGATGCCAAGCAGGCGGGTCTCGGCATCCGAGATGCCGACGTCGTCAAGGTTGCGGCCCTTGCCGATCGAGCGCTTGCCCGCCGTGCAGCGGTACCATTTCAGCTTGTCGCCTTCGTCGCGGCCGATCTCGATCGCCAGGCGTGCGCGGTCATATGTCACAGGCGATCCTTTCGCGGGAAGAAGCGGTCGAAGATGGCGGCGGGGATGTCAGTCACGCGCTCGCTCATGCCGGCGATGAACTTCGGCGTGGCCTTGAATGCGATCATGCCGAACACGAACCCGACCGCCTGGATGACGAACGGATCCGGCTGACCCCACGGCCACAGCACGCGGATGACGCCGGTCGAAAAGTAGCTGACGACGATGCCGACACTCATCTGCAGGAACCGACGCGACCAGGTCAGGCCGGTTTCGTAGGCGAGGCTGACAGCCGCACCCAGCGCAGCAGGCATAAGCCCGAATAGGAACGCGAGCAGCGTGACCCCAAATTCGTGGAGTAGATCCTTCATGATTCAATCGCTCCAGAGCTGGACGATGTCGCGCACGACGGGCGTGGGCTGGACGTCGGGCAGGATGACGGGGGTACCGGTCGGCAGGATCGCGCCGATGCCGGCGAGGCCGGGGTTTGCCGCCAGCACGGTGGCGAGGTTGCTTGGGCCGAGCCGACGCCCGCGCCACAGCGCCGCGTCGAGCGTCTCGTCCTGGCGGGTGTGAATGGTGTCCGCCATCAGATGAGTTCGCTTCGCACGCGCGAGCGGCCGAGAATGTCGCGGATGGCGTGAAGCGCATCGCGGCGCAGCTCGACGATTGACGGTTCTAGTTCTTCGGCCTGCCGTTGGCCGGCGGTCGTCGTGTCGACGTCGCGATACGCTTCAACCAGCTCGGCCTTCGCGTATGCGCCTATCGCGCGGTGGTAGAGGAGGACGAGGCGGCTGATACCGTCGATCTTCGTCGACGGCACATCGTCAAGCGCGAGCGGCGCAACCGCGATCTTGCCTGCCTGCCAGTCCGCAAGCTGATTGCCGACGGTGATGATCGCGCCAATGATGGCATTACGCAGACGTTCTGGCGTCACGCTGTCGCGGATCCGGCGCTCCTTGCGCAGCTGCTGGGGATCAACGTCGGGAAACCAGCCGTCGTTCTGAATTGGCGCTTCGGGCGCGGTCGCGTCGGTAGCTACGCTGGGGAATGAGAAGCCGCTCATAGAAGGAGCAGTCGGGCACAACCGATCGAGCCGGCACCGAAGATGAGCAGGCCGATCGTAGACACAGCGACCCCAAACGGGACCTGCGGCAAGCGGGGGAATAGCGGATTGATGGGGCGGAAGGCTGCGAAAACGAAGCCGGCCATCGTCAACCAGGCACCGATGCCCGAGCAGAGCACTGCGATCATCATTGCTAGGCTGTTGACGGTAGTCACGGATGCACGATCCTTGGATAATCTCGGGGGTGGGGATCAGGATCGGTCGATGGCCCTCAGCGCCTAAGCGCCCTCCCATCCCGCGTGATCCGCCCCCGAGCGCCGGGGGCGAGCTTAGGAGCCGGTGGAACCGGCGGTATCTGTGGTGGCGTCGACCTTCGCCGGTTCGGCGCGCTTGGTGATGGCCTTCTCAAGCCGCTTGATCTGCCCGGAAACGCCGACCCGGTCGTGCAGGCGGACGGCTTCGCGCAAAGGCGCGAGCGCACGAACCGCGGCGACGACGAACTCGGGCTTGTTTGGATCGAGATCCTCGGCCGTGCGCGCCAGTTCGGTGCCGATCGCCTTGTGCAGCTTGGCGCGGACCTGGTCGTGCATGTCTGCATCGACGGTCAATTCCTCGACATGCTCAAGCACATCGAGGGGGAAAGGCTGTTTTGCCGTCTGTGCGCGGATCGCAGCGTCAGCGATCTCCTCGACGATCAGCGTCGGCGCTGACCGTTCGTATCGCGATGGCAGCGGCACATCATAGGCGACGACATGGTCGGCAAGTTCGAGCGCGTGTGCGTAATCGCCGGTGTCGATCAGCCATACCATAATCGTCGGCAGCACGTCCTCGGCAACGCCGGCGCCCGCTTCGCGCCCACCTTGGAGAAGGCCGGCAACCCAATCGGCATAGGCTGGCAACAGTTCGCGCTTGGTTTCGATCTTGCGCTGAATCGACTGGATCTCTTTCAGCCGGCGAAGGTCGTGTTGCAGCCGCATCGCGATCGATGCGGCTGCGCGTTCGGCTGGCGTACCGGCGTCGGAAGCCGACGCCGTAAGGGATAACCCGCTCTCCGTAACGGGAGCAGATGCCATCTGGGATGCAAGGATACGATCCCGATGTTTGCGAGCAAGGCTCATGGCATGTCCTGTGGAGAGCGGGCTAACTGGTGGGGGCAATGCGGCCTGATCAGGCCGGCTTCTTGCCCATGACGATGTTCTCGACGAGCGCGACCTTGCCCATGTCCTCAATCACGAAAGCCTGATTGACGCTCTCGTAATTCTCGACCTGGTCGCGCTTGGCGTTGTCCTCGATCTTGCGGCGCTCGGTGCCGATCTGCTCGTAGACCGACAGGTTCGCGAGCGTGGTGATCAGGAGCGCGTTCTTCGGGAACTTAGGCACGCGGACCGCCTGCAGGCCGCCCAGCTTCTTGTCGGAGAGCAGGACGTCGCGCGCGAGCGTCTCGGTTGCCTTGTCGCCGGCTGCGTTGACGATCGAGAAATACTTGTCGTGGACCAGATCACGGCCGACAATCACGACCAGGTCGGTATCGTCGCGGTAATTCTCATCGAGCAGCTCGATCGCGTCGTAGATCAGCGCGTCGACGTTGACGTAGTCGACCTCGGTGCCGACCGTACCGGCACCGACGTAGATCGCGCCGGCTACGGTGACGACGTTGTTGACGCGGGTGGCGGGCTTCAGGTCGCCTTCGGCGAGCACGCGGGCGGGCGCGTCGAGGCGGATATGCTGCAGCCAGCCGATGTTGACGTCCTGCAGGAGCGGGTACGTGTTCGGGTTGGTCTCGACCGCAACATGCGTGCCGTTGAAGCCGATCGTGATGATGTCGAGCGCCTTGGCCTTCACGATCGCGTCGCGGATCAGCGGCTGGAAATTCGGCTGGTGCGCCCACGCGTCGAGCGTCTCGTAGCGGATCAGCGTGTCGAAATCGGTCTTCTCGCAGCGGTAGCGCGTCTCATCGAGATCGCCGGGATAGCGCGGCTGGCGGTCGTGGATCCGGGTGTCGGTGCGGCTGGCGATCGTGCCCTTCACGCCGACGCCGACCTTATCGCCCTCCTGCGCAACAACGGGGATGATGTTGATGCTGGTCAGGAACGCGCTCGACGCCTGAATCTTGCCGCGCAGGGTCTGGGCAACGGATGGGGCGACGGTGAACGACTTGCCGGTGTCGGCAACGCCGTTCAGCTTGCCGATCTGGATGGTGTAGGCGTCGTACTTCAGGCGGGTGTCGTTAAGCATGGGGCGGCTCCTGGGCGAATATCGGTCGGGTCGAAGGGGTGACGAGCGTCAGCAGTCGGTGACGAGATCGCCGGTGCCGCCATTGGCAGGCGCACGGTTGAACTGGGGCTCGGGCGTCTTTTCGAGCTTGCCCTGCAGCGTTGCGAACTTGGCCTCGAGCGCCGTGTAGGCTGCGGTCACCGGCGCCATCGCCGCGGCGATCGACTGGCTGACAGCTTCGCCGACCTGCGTCGTGAATGCCGCAGCATCGAAATTGTCGTTGGCGGGGGTCGGGGGCGTGACGAGAGGCTCGACCTTGTCGGGCTTGCCGCCCGTCACTTTCGCGGCCAGCGCCGAGAAGAAACCGGCAACGGCCCCTTCAACCTTGGTCGGATCGGAAACCGGCGTCTCGAATTCCAGCGTAACCGCATCGCTACCCTGTGAGAACAACGAGCCAGGCGCAGTGCGCGAGAACTGCAGCGCCTGCGTGCCGATCGACGCGGGCTTGTCGGTGAAGGCGAGGCCGATCAGGCCGACCTTGCCGCAACCGGCATAGCTGTCGGTGAGTTCGACCGAGGGATAGGGCTTCTGATTCTTGGCGACGAGATTGGTGAGCTGATCGTTGCCGTCGACCTGGCAATACAGCGCCTTCAGCTTTTCGGTCTTGCCGGCGATCTCGATGTCGTCGGTCTGCACGCGGACAGCGACGACGTCACCATAGCCATTGAAGGGCGGCTCGGGGCTGTAGCCCGACAGATGCTCGACGTTGATGCGCGGGGTGTACGTCGCGGGATTGAAGGTTTCGGCGATCTGGTCGATCCAATCGGCATCGATCTTCCGACCGTCGCTGATTGTTTGGCCTGCGACGAATGCGCGGAAGAACTTGCTCTTTGCCATGACGGTCGGTCCCTCGGGGTTCGGTATCGGTGGGCCGCGTCGGGCGGCATCTGGAAGCCGCACAGGGACTGAAACCGCTCAGCTTCTCAAGCGAGCGGTCTTGTAGAGAGGCTCTCTACAAGACCCGCCGCTAAGTTCGGATGCGTCTGCGTGTCTAGGTTCGCCGCGCCATGGACAAACTTCCCGCTGATACCGGCATGCCCCTGCCCGCCTCCACGTTCCCCATTCCGGTGGACGTCCGTCGGCAGGCGCGCAGTCTGTATTGGCAGCGTTGGGGCGTCACCCAGATCGCAGAAGAACTGAAACTAAACCGCGCAACCGTCGAAAGCTGGAAACAGCGCGATAAATGGGATGACGCCCCATGTATCGCCAAGATCGAGGATCACCTCGAAGCGCGGCTCTGCGGTCTGATAGCGAAGGACAAAAAGACCGGGGGCGATCTGAAGGAGATCGACCTGCTCATGCGTGCCGTCACATCGGCCGCGCGCGTTCGGCGGTTCGAAGCACCAGGCGGGCACGAGGGTGATCTCAACGAGAAGGTCGGCAACCGCAATGCCGGCGAGCGCAAGGCCGGCAAGCCGAAGAACCACTTCACCGCCGAACAGGTCGAGCAGCTCGAACAGATTTTCCACGACGAGCTGTTCGGCTACCAGGAGGACTGGTGGGCGGCAAAGGATCAGCGCACCCGGATGATCCTCAAGTCGCGCCAGATCGGTGCGACCTGGTACTTCGCCCGCGAAGCCCTGCTCGACGCCCTACGAGGGGGCGGCAACCAAATCTTCCTTTCGGCGTCGAAGAACCAGGCGCATATCTTCCGCAACTACATCGTCCAGTTCGCCGCGCGCGTGGGCGTGAAGCTGCAGGGCGACCCGATCGTCATCACCGCTGAGACGATGCCCGATGGCGAGCCCGCGGCCGAGCTGATCTTCCTCGGCACCAATGCGCGGACCGCGCAGGGCTATCACGGCAATTTCTACTTCGACGAGTTCTTCTGGACCTACGGGTTCGAGGAGCTGAACAAGGTCGCCAGCGCCATGGCGATGCACAAGCGCTGGCGCCGGACATATTTCTCGACGCCGTCGACGATCGCCCACCAGGGCCACCCCTACTGGACGGGCGAGCGGCGCAACCGGCGGGTCAAAAAGGCCGACCGGATCGAGATCGACGTCACGCACCAGCGGTTGCAGGCGGGCGTACTGTGCGAGGATCAGGTCTGGCGGCAGATCGTCACGATTGAGGACGCCGCGGCGCGCGGTTGCGACCTGTTCAACCTCGACGAGCTGCGCATCGAATATGCGCCCGACGAATTCGCCAACCTGCTCATGTGCCAGTTCGTCGACGACAGCCTGTCGGCGTTCAAGTTCAACGAGCTGCAGCGTTGCACCGTCGATGCCATGGTCGACTGGACCGATGTCGACATGCTGGCGAAACGGCCGGTCGGCAACCGCGAGGTCTGGGCAGGGTTCGATCCGCAGGAAAGCGAGGACGGCGACAACGCCGGGTTCGTCATCGCACTACCGCCGGCCGGCCCTGGCGGTAAATTCCGATTGCTCGAGCGCCACCAGATCAAGGGCGACTTTCAGGCGCAGGCCGAGTTCATCCTCGCGCGCCTGGCGCGGTACAACTGCACCTATCTCGGCATCGACAAGAAGGGCGTCGGTGCCGCGGTCTACCAGCTGCTGCGCGATAAGATGCGCGGCGTGGTCGCGATCGAGTATTCGCTTGAGGTGAAAACCGGCCTGGTCATGAAGGCTCAGCACACGTTCGCCCGCCAGCGCGTCGAATACGATGCCGGCTGGATCGATCTGCAGTCCGCGTTCCTGTCGATCAAGAAGGCGCTGACCCAGAGCGGCAAGAGCGTGACGTTCAAGACCAGCCGCACCGAAGCGGTCGGGCACGGCGACCTCGCCTGGGCTGCGATGCACATTTTCATCAACGAACCCCTCGACGGCCAAGCGCGCCCGAAAACACGAATGGAGCTAATCTAATGACCAAGCGTAACCGGGCGCAGCGTATGTCACGTGGCGAGACGTCCGCCGCGAGCGCCGGCGCGCTGCAGGCGACCGCCGCCCCATCGACCGCGGTGAAGGCTTTCTCATTCGGGGATCCTGAGCCGGTGCTCAACCGACGCGAAATCATGGACATGGTCGAATGCTATCAGAACGACCGCTGGTATGAGCCGCCCCTGTCGCTCGATGGCCTGGCGCGAGCCTTCCGCGTGTCGCCGCATCATAGCTCCGCGATCATGCTGAAGCGCAACCTGGTCGTCGCGGCGTTCAACCCGGTGCCACGCGGCGCGGCGGACTCGACGCCTATCCTGTCGCGATCGGCGTTCGGTAAAGCGGTGCAGGACTATCTCATCTTCGGCAACGCCTACCTCGAAGCCCGGAAGAACGTCCTGGGCGGGATCATGAATCTGCAACATGCCCTGGCGAAATACACCCGGCGCGGTATCGTCGACGGTGAGTTTTTCTGGGCACCGGGGATATCGACGCCGACTCCGTTCGCGCCTGGCAGCGTCATTCAGATCATGCAGCCGGATATCAATCAAGAGATCTACGGCGTGCCCGAGTATCTCAGCGCCTTACAGTCTGCGTTGCTTAATGAAGCAGCGACGTTGTTTCGTCGGCGCTACTATCTGAACGGCTCGCACGCCGGGTATATTCTCTACGCCACAGGCGACATCGACGAAAACGATACCGACGCCCTTCGCGACTCGCTGAAGAACTCGAAGGGACCGGGGAATTTCAAAAACCTGTTCGTCCACGCGCCAGGCGGGAAGGACGGCAGCATCAAGATCATGCCGATCGCCGAGGTGGGCGCGAAGGACGAGTTTCTGGGGATCAAGAACGCAACCCGCGACGACGTCCTGGCGGCACACCGCACGCCGCCCTCGGTGCTTGGCATCGTGCCGGCGCAGGGGTCGCAGCTCGGCAAGATCAGCGAAGCCGTCGACATGTTCTTCGAACTCGAGATCCTGCCGCTGCAGTCGGCATTCCTCGAGATCAACGATCGGCTCGGTTTCGAGGCCGTCCGCTTCACGCCCCGCGCGGTGACGCCGGCCAAATAGCTTTCGCGCTCGGCCTTGCCGGGCGGGGGATGCCGGGGTGCAACCCGGCAAACCGACGAGGATCTGTCTCGCCACAACCATCGGCCACTGGCCGTCCCGCACCCTGCCGATTCGCAGGGTGCGGGCCTTATGAAGCGAGAACAGAAAGTGAACACTCTAAATCTGGTTCAACCCGTCGCACCGGCTGCGGGATACATTGGCGGTAAGCGCAACCTGGCATCGCGCCTCGTTGCAATGATCGAGCGCGTCGATCATGACGGTTATGCCGAACCCTTCGTCGGCATGGGCGGCGTCTTCTTGCGGCGCAGATCGCGGCCGAAGGTAGAGGTCATAAACGACGTGTCGGGCGATGTTGTGACGTTCTTCCGGGTGCTGCAGCGACACTATCCCTACATGATCGACATGCTGCGCTTCCGCGTCGCAGCCCGCGCCGAGTTCGAACGGCTGAAAGCTACCCCGCCAGAGACGTTGACCGACCTCGAACGCGCCTGCCGGTTCCTCTATCTTCAACGCTTGGCGTTCGGGGGCAAGGTGAACGGCCGCAACTTCGGCGTCGACAAGACACAGGGGGCGCGGTTCAACGTGGCCAAGCTCGAGCCGATGCTCGCTGATATTCACGAGCGGCTTGCCGGCGTCGTGATCGAGCAGCTCGGCTATGCCGACTTCATCCGCCGCTACGATCGCGCCGGCATGCTGTTCTATCTCGACCCGCCATATTGGGGATGCGAGACCGACTACGGCCAGGACGTCTTTAGCCGCGCTGACTTCGACCAGCTCGCTGATCAGCTCTCGGATATAAAAGGGCTGTTCATCCTGTCGATCAACGACACGCCCGGAGCGCGAGCGACCTTCGGCCGGTTTCATGTCGGCACGGCCGAGACGACGTACACGGTCGGGGCAGGTGCCGCCCAGCGCGCTGGTGAGCTGATCGTGTCGAACTTCGCGATTTAGGCCGCCCACTCTTCTGGCGGTAGCTGTGAAAATTCGTCCCACACTGGCGGCTTTGGCCGCAACGCCGGCAGTGTGGGGCGCTCGCCGCCAAACCGAACGCGGATCGTCGCAACGTAAGTATCAAGCGTTTCAAAGATCGCGAGGCACGGGGTTCCACCGGCAAGCCTACCGCCGATCCAGGCGCACTTTTCCGCAGACAGATAGCCGAGTTGCACGCCGCGCTCGCTGAACACCGCGACGGCCCGCGGGTCATATTTGTTTCTAGGTTCCGGTATGAGCTCGACTGGGTCGCCTGCCCTGCACAGCAGGGCTTCGAACCGACGATCGCTCTTGTCCGGGTTCGGATACTGTATGCCAACGACGAACAGACTGAACTCTTCCACACGTTCCTCCGCTTGAGAACATAATGGGAACATCGTAAAGCTTCTGCCATCGAGTCGGCAAGAGGATCTAGCGATGTACGGTGACGAGGATGCGATCGAGACGAAGGCCGAGGCGTTCGGCCGCTGGCTGCTGAAGCAGCGCGATCGCGGGGATTGGATCGATGGCGTTGCCGAGGCGGCGCGTGCCGATCGCCAGTTCCCACGCGATGGCGATCCGGAGGCGGTTCGCAAGCGCCTGCGCGAGATGTCGGCCGACGGCGACGCGTTCGCGGCGATCGATGACGCCGAGCTGCACTGGCTGGCATACTGATGGGTGCGAAGCTTCGACTACGTCTTGCGCCGGCAGATCCCCGCGAAGCGCTGCGCCAGGCGGTCGAGCAGCGTGGGGAAAGCCTGGCGGCATTGTCGCGTATGATCGATCGATCACCTGGCTACCTATCGCGGTTCGTCACCGCCGGTCGACCGGCCGCGTTGACGGAGCGCGATCACGACCTGCTCGGCGCCTACCTTGGTGCCGGCCCACTGGACCTCGGGATCCGTGACCTATGGGCGCGGCCATGAACAGGATCAGCCGGGAAGAGTTGCGCATGATCATTCACGTCGCGTTGACGGTCCGGAAGAAATACGAACGGGCGCACCTCGAGCTGGGTGCAGCGCGTACCATCCGGACAATCACCGACGACCTGGTTCAACGGATCATGGGGCGCGAGGAAAGCGAGACGATCTTGATATCGCCGAGCGACGTCGGAACGATCCACTCACCGAAGCGCGGATCGTGGGATGTCGACGAACCGCACCCTCATCCGGACCTGACCTACCGCCACCATATCCCGCAGCGTCCGAGAGACGAGGACGCCTAAGCGAACCTGAGCCGCCTGGGGCGGTGGGCTGAACCGGCCGCCCCCGGTCCCACCGCTGCCCGCCGGCAGGGCCGAGCGCCCGCCCTTGGCCGGCCCCTACCCCGATCAGGCCCCGCTGGCCTGCGACCCCAAATACGGCGCAAGAACCCCCGCCTCGCCCGCGAGCTTTTTATGTGGCTTTCGATGCAGTTGGTGGATGTGATGCAGAGGGGCGAAAACGTGTGGCTTCCATGGCCGTCCTCCGGACTCCTAGATGATGCAGATTGATGCAGCTGTCACCCCAGATCGTGCGCATTGGCCGGTGGAGATGGAAACAGTTTCTCTTCGCCTGCGACCATGCCGGCGATTAGGTCGGATCGGTAGCGTAGGCAGTCGGAAAGCGAGCGCCAGTCGTAATCACCCACAATCCATTCATTCCCACAGGCCCGGCAATATTCCATGCCCATACCGCCTCCATCGCCGCCGAGGATATTCGTGCCGGGCGCCCCACAGTACTGGCATGGCTCTGACTCGAACGCTTCCCAGTCGTCGGCTTCGATGGAGCCGAGTGGGCTGTTTGATCCAATACGCCAAGCTGGGCCGGCGTTTGATCCCCGTCCGTGTACCGAAGCGCAAATCGCGAACCGGGCTTCCCACTGCCGATGTGAGCTAACCCTGTATCCCGTCAGCTGATCTAAAATCGTCATGGCTTCCTCAACGCGACTTCGCAGCAGGCGCTACGGCGGTAATCGAAATGGCACCGAAATTGCGCATCCTCCCCAGGATGCACGGGACGGCGCAAGCCGGCACGCTCACCCGTGGTCGCTGGATGCTGAACCCGTTGGGTTCGGGGCCTCGGGGGCTTGGTGGAGCAGCAAATCTGCGTACGCCAACGGCGTTCCTTTTATATTTAACCTTTCAGGGTCGGGTTCTGACCATTCGGTGAATTCGCGTTACAGAGATCTACGCGACGGCCCAGCGAAGCGAGAGCTTTCGCGAGAGGGGACTCGTCGCCGGCACGGAATGCCGCCAGGTCCTCGGCCGAGATCGTGGCGAGCATCGCCGCGGTTTCCTCTTCGTTGGCCTTCCTGCGGGTCACTTCGTCGTCTGGGATCGGCCCCTTGCCCATCATGCGACGGACCATGTCAGCCGCTTCCTTGGGCAAGCCGAACCAATAGGCGTTCGTCACCTGCTTCACCTGGGGGCCGAAGGCGTCGGGATCCTCGATGGGCTCGAAGCGGCGGATCCAGTTAAGGAAGCCGTGATCCTTCAGTCGTGCCAGCGCACTCACGATCGCGCCCCGCGACCGCCGCAACCGTTCCGCTAACGTTGCGATGGCAGGCTCAAGCCGTCCCGTCTTGAAGTCGATCATGCGCATCAGTTCGCGCAGGACGTCGACGCCGATCGCGCCAAGCGGTCCGTTGCGCTTGCCGGCGAGCTTATGCTTCCGGTCGTAGGTTTCGGCGGCACGCATGCGCGCGTTCCGCTCGGCCTTGTTGAACGGCCGCCAGTACCGCTGTTCGCGCTCACCCGCACGGTAGCTGCTGCGACGTACAGGCTGCCCGGTACGATGCCCCTTCGACGCCTTGCCGCCGACAATCTTGAAAAGGGAGCGCGCGGTCATGCCACTGCTCCCTTCATGGTCAGGCGTGTTGCCTGAGCCCCGTCAGCAACGATTCCAGCGGCGCGAGGTCCTGGACCAGCATATCCGCCCATTCCTGCGCCAGCTCGCGCCTGCGCGGCATGTATGCCGCACGATTGTACGCGGCCTCGACGGTGTTGCCCGGCACATGTGCCAGCATCAGATCGATGATCGCTCGATCCCCGACCCTGCTCTCCACGCCCGCCAGCTCGTTCATCACCGTGGAGAACGTCGACCGCCAGCCGTGCGGGACGTGGAGCCCCGTAAATCCAGCCTCGCGATACGCCTTGCTCAGCGTGCTGTCGCTGAGCGGCCTTCTGGGATGGCGCACGCTGCGAAAGATCAGCGGCCCCTTCCCCGCAAATTCCATCGCGACCTTTATCGTCTCGACCGCCTGGCGCGACAAAGGAACGATGAACTCGAAGGCTGCATCCTCCTTCTGATCGACCACCAGTTTCATCTTGGCGGCAGGAATACGCCACTGCGGCTCCGGCCCGTCCAAGCCCTCGAATTCCTTCGGCTCGGCCATCCGC